AGTTGTAGTAATGAGAGTAGCGGGTTGGGCGCCATTGGCGAAGAATTGGCTCGCGAACTCGTCCATATTGAAACGCAGCTTGGAAGCCTGCAGAGCCACCTGCGCCGGAGCAAGCCCCGCGCCTGTATCAGCGGTCATCGATGGTTCGCGGAGTGCCATAACTATGTCAGGCCCCCACGGGCCATACGTCTGACTGCCCACCCGCTGGGTGAAGTGATCCTCGCCGCGCTTGTGCGACCATTTCACTGTCGTCGGGTTCAGCACCTGCACCCCAGTCATCACGCGCCCCACGTACTGCTTCAGGCCATAGGCCGCGCCGGTCAATAACAACCCCAACTCCAGCGCGTAAATGATGGTCTGCAAGTCTGGCTCTAGCGGCCACTCGACTTCCTGCTCGCCCTTGAATACCACGAACGGAACGCTGCTCAAACTGCTGGCCCGCAGGCTCACCGCCCGGTACAGCAACGGCACAGTGGCCCACGCGCTCACGGGGTCGTTGGCGCTGCCTGCGGCCGTCTCGTTGAAGTCCTCGGCCCATCCCGGAATGCCGACGATCGCCTTGAGTGCCCCTTCTTCCAATATTGTTTTAGTGCGTAGTCCCGCCATTAGTCGTTCCTCATATCTGCATTAACACCAGCGGCCCGGCATCCTCGCGTGCACTCCAGGCCAACGCCAGCGCCATCACTGTGTCGTCATGCATGCCCTCCGGCGCACTGTACCGCATCGCGCCGCTCGTTAGTCTCTTGCTCTCATACGCCTGCAGCTCGCCGATCAGCGTGGGGTCGCGTGGGATGTGGATGTCGCCGCGCTCGAACCCCAGCGCCAGCCCGTCAATGATCTGCCCCTTGCTCTGGTTGGTGGTATTGAATGGCGTAACCGGCAGTCCGGCATTCTGCAACGCCTCGACAATGGGGCCACCCATAGCGTTAGTTTCAGCAATGATCTCCGCGCCCGGATAGCGCCCCCAGAGCGCGTGCAGGCGGCTCACCTGCGTCTGGTAATCTGTCTTCACCATGCGGTCTAACTCCACCACGCATCCGCTGTTGATCTCCACCACGCAGAATACGGTCGCATCGGAAACCCTTCCCCAGTCACAGCCGACAACATACTGACCGCTATCCGGCACGCTGTCGCCGTTCACCGCATCTAGAACACGCCGGAACACTCCGCCGCCATCCTCCAAGAACTGCGCCCCGTACTCTTGGGCGAATATGCGCTCCGGCAAATCATGCCGCGCCGCCTCGATCTCGTCTGCTGGGATGTGCGGGTTATCGCTGGTGGGAAAACTGAACGACTTCCAGCTGCCGCCATCCTCCTGCCCGCGCTGGTGCAAGCGCCAGAACCAGTTACGACCTTTCGGCGTACTGATGAACAACGCGGTGCCGCTCCTATCGCTCAGGCTGGGCCGGATGCTCTCTGACCACGCGCGCTCACTCATAAATGCACACTCATCCATTACGCAATAATCTAGTCCTTCTCCGCGTAAGCTGTCGGGCTCATCTGCGGATCGCACCTGCACTGAGCCGCCGTTCGGCACAGTCACCAGTCGCTCCGTGTGTTTCACCTCTGCGCCCGGAATGGATGCGCCGATGCGCGATATAGGGCGCCAGCCCACTGCGCCCATCTTGTAGCTCGGTGCAACCCACCACGCGCGGCCACCATCGAACGCTGTCTCCATCGATTCGTATACACCCAGTCGTGTTTTTCCCCAGCGGCGGCCACCTGCCAGAACGCGAAAGCGGGCCGGATGCCCGTGTACCTTCTGTTGGCCTGCGTGCGGTTTAGCGTCCAGCCTAACTGTCATCGTCGCCGTCCCAGTTCACAACCAGCTCGATTGCCGCCCCATCCCTGCCGCTTATCTCCTGGCGCATGTGGTCGCCGTAAAGCTCGCGACGGTGCGCCTTCAGCAGGAACTTGATCAACCCGTCCGAATACTCCTGCGCCCGTTTCCAGGCGGTCATCTCCAGAACGTCCACCGCGTCGGCCAGCGCGTGATCCCAGGCCTCGCGGAATGTCGGCAACTTGCCCCGCGCATGATACGCCGCCTGCCTGGTTATGCCTGCCGCCTGACATGATGCGCGCACATTTCCACTCTTGCGGAGTGCCTCAATGAACGTCGGTTTCCAGCCATTCAATCGCGCCATTTTATGTCAAATGTGTCAAAGCAGATCAGGCAGGCACAGGCACGCAACACTGAGGGCGCAGCACCTTTGGCACGGCATTCTCCCAAGTTACCCTGTGGTGAAGTCTTCTGTGCTTGTGTCCCATTTCCGCAACCCTCACGCACGAAGGGTTATACATCACAGAAAAAAGCGACTTGACATAGGTTCCGAAGTCTTTATAAACATCAGTCAAGCCTCCCTCCATCTTTTGCGAGCGCTGCTGAATAATGGCCACATTAGGAACAGTCAAGAATAAGCCACCCTTGCCCCCTAAATTCACGTACGTATTAACATCCTCGTTCAGCCTGCCCACAAATTGAAATGGCCGCTCCGTACTACACAAAAACGTATTCATAGCCTTCCGGTGTAACTTAATATCCATCGCCCATTTACTCTTCTTGCCGCCAATATAATCTCCGTTCTGCGCCATTGCCACCGTCAAGGCGTTGGTGCCCTGGTAGAATTTAAGCAGGGCAGTCACCACACCGTCTAGATTCTTAATTGGTCGCTCTTTATATTTCAGCCTTTCATCGAATTTGTATAAAAAGCTGGTGTAGTCATCGCACATGGTCATGTAGTGCTTTATACCATTAGCCCCAGCCAAGTCGTCAATAGTATTCGCCGCAAACAAAGTGCTCCGCAAGTCCCCTGTGTTGTCCCCTGCATCAACACCCAACGCAGCTCTCCTCTTATCAAACACCAACAACTCGTCACCCCACCTGTGTTTATATTCCTCAACAGTTGCATCTAGATCATCTGCCACTAAAAAGATTTTGCCAGTGTATCCATGCCTTCTAAGACTGCGATAAGTCCACATCTTTTTGGGTCGGCCATGCACCATAATGAACACAGCAAAATCACTCTGCATAGTCTTCCCCCATCACATCAATAAGGGCATCAGTCAACTTCATGTACCCCAGCTCTATTGCCCTGTCAACATCAATCAGCACCAGCACTGACTGCTGCATCAGCTCCTGCACAGTTGGGCTGCTGTGTGCATAAAAGTCAGCCACCTTTGCATAATTAAAAACAGTGTGCCTGTGTGCTGCGTGTATCAAAAACCTCTTTTCTTCCTCGTCCAGCTCTTGGCTATTCTCGATATTCTCAATCAGCGCCTCTGTTTTGGAGAGGTCACACAACTCAGACACATCAGGCTTTTCACCATTTGGCTCATAAACTATGGGCGTGACCTTCTTGGTGTAGTAATCTTCCTCATGCCCTAACAATTCCTCCAACTCTCCCGGCTTCCAGAACTCCTCAAGATCGACGATACCGCTGGCCGACAGGTCAAGCAGCGCCTCGGTGTTCCACTCCAGCCCCGTCTCGCCGGTTCGGTTATCTGCTATCGCCAGACCGCGCCCTTCGCTGCTGTCCAGGTCAAGGTCGGTGCGCTGAACCACCACCAGTTCGTTCCCGTCAGTCTGAACCACGCGCACAGGCAGGTCGATCTCAGCCGCCACGTCTACAGTCTTGTTTCCAGCGATTAGGTTGCCCTCACGATCTGCCAACACAGAACGCCCCGCGCCGTATTGCCGCAGGGACTTCTCCAGCAAGCCGCGCCCGCGCTGCGTTCCCATGTTGGCGTTCTTACTGTCCGGCTTCAGGTCAGCAATCTTGCCAATGCGTTTAGCGCCGTTTGTTCCGTTCGTGGATGTCACGAAGTAGCGCATCCACGCGCGCGCCCAGATAGAATGTGTACACGATAACCACACCGCACAACAGTGCCGCCACCGTGTCGATAGTCAGCATTTAAGCTGATTGTTTTCATGCGTCCATTGTCAGTCAGCCAATCTGGTGCAACCCACTCTCTATTCCCGTCGCCACGGAATACGCAGCGCCTGCGCCCACCGCACTCTGAATGGCCTGCCACATATCGATCTGCCCTTGAAAATAGCCAGCGGCCACAGCCACCAGCGATGCCACCAAAACCCAGAACTTCCTGCTTCTAATTATCGTTTTCAGTTTCATAGGATGTGATCTCCTTAAATAAAAAGCGCGACAGCCGCTTATACGGTTGCCGCGCTGGTCAGCCCAGGGGGGCTTTTAGTGTTTATTCTGTGGTGCTCTGCTCCTCAGCCGGGGGGCTTGCCGCTAGAAATGTGTCTATCGCAGACACCGCCAGCAGCAACGCGCGCCGAATGGCTTGCATGAGCACGTTGATATTCTTGTCCGTTGTACCAGATTTCTCTTCTGTTGTCAATTCCTAATCCATTATTGTGACCGTCACCACTAGCGAGCCCTGCGGGCTAAACTCATCGTATATTACCTCAGCCTCGCTCGGTGGGATATAGGGCTGTTCTCGCGTCAACAGATCAAGAAAGAATGTGCCGTCTGGTAATGTGTTAATAGC